ATTTGGATCTGCTGATGCCAGAAACGCTAGTATCAATGACGAAGTTTTTGAGATGTTTGCAGATGCTCAAGTGAAATTTGATGAAAGTATAACCACTTCATTTAAAGCTGTTGATGAACTTATGGGAACTAAACTAGGTTTTAAAAATTATATTATAATTAAAGATATGCAAAAAAATGTGGTGCAAGCATTAGAAAATTTAAAAGGTACAACAGGAAAAAGTTTTGACGAAACTAAAGGAGCATTAACTAATATTAATGCTTTATTAAAACAACCAGAAGGAAAGGCTTCTTTTGTTCAATTGTATAATGCTAGAAAATCTATAAATGATGCAATCATGTCAGGAGATTCAACTGTAGCTAGAAATTTAGAGCCTGTTTTAAAAGACATAGATTCGGCAATGGCTCGTGAAAATTTAAGCATTACTACCGCAGGATCAAACCTTACAACTAAACAGGTTGAAACAATTGGTAAAGCTCAAGACCAATTAGTAAAAGCAAGACGAGATTTTAAAGATGGGAAAGATGTTCTTGACAAGTTACAAGGCAATACAGTTTTAAAAAATTTAGAAGACTTTGTAAAAAGAGAAGGTAGAGATGCAAGACGTACTGCAATTGATCCTCAAATATATAAAGATTTAATTAAAAAAGATCGTCCTCAATTTTTAGAGGCTTCTTTTGCAGTTTTAAATAAATTTGGGAAGCCAGGAGAGGCTTTAAAATTAAGAAAAGAATTAGCGAACAATTTCATTAGAGATAATTTAACTAAGTCTGGAATAGATTCAATTAGTCCTCAAAATTTTAGTGGTAAAGCATTTGCTGATGCAGTTGATAATCTTGGAACAAGTGGAGATGTTTTATTTGGTGGAGCGACTGAATATGCTGGAATAAAGTCATTAGCAAATCAAATTAGGCAAACATCATTAGGTAAAATGGATGATGCCGTTATAAAAGATATAATGGATCAAGGTGGTAGTCAAAATTTAAAAGGGTTATTACAAAGCGTTAGAGACACTCAAGTTAATCTACATAATCTTCAAACAAGTGCTTTAAGAAAAAAATTATCTAGTGGCACTTTAAATGCTACAGAAGCGGGTGAATTAATAGCAAATAAATCTACTCAAGCTAATCAAATAGATGAAGTTCTTGAAAGTTTTAGAATTAAAGGTGATGAAGAGTCTGTAAAAAAAGTTCAAGGGTATTTTATGAACAGCCTGATTGATGACTTTGGTGAGACGGTTATGACAGATAGTACAAAATTAAACAAATTTGCTGATCGTATGCTAGACGCATCTAAAGGAAATAAATTAAATATTATTTATGGATCTGAAATGGGCAAAAACATGGCTGAGTTTGCTAAAATTTTAAAATTTAATGCAAGAACAGCCGAAGGTGGTGATTTAGTTGCCGCTAGTATAGCCGCTAGTCCTTTGCAGAATATAGGATCATTAATAAGATTTTCTATTATAGGAAAATATTTAACTTCAGCTCCATATTACAAGCAAATTTTAAACCAGTATAAAAATGGAGTTAAAGTAGCAAAGACAGATGCAGAAAGAGCTATGACTCTTGGACAAGCTATGAGAAACGCTTTCTCTCAAGGTCCTATACAATCAGCTCAAGAAGGAATAAACGAGGGTGAAAAACAATTAAAGTCTCTTGCAGATAGCTCTGGTATTACTTCAGCTTTAAAAAATACAGCTAATCAAGTACGAACAAATGTTCGACCTTCAACTCCTACAGGTACTGGAATAAACGTAACTCCTCCAGCATCCAACACAGGATTAGGACAAATAAATGTTAATTCACCAGGCACAGGGGCTTTATTAGGTCTTAGTCCTGTAAACCAAGCAATAGCATCAAGGCAACAACCATGAACATAGAACAATTACGAGAAGAACTAAAAGAAGACGAAGGATGTAAGTACGAAATATATTTAGACCATCTTGGTTTGCCAACGATGGGCATTGGTCATTTAATAACGGAGTGGGATGAAGAATACGAAAAGCCCGTTGGAACAGAAGTATCAGAAGATAGAGTAAATAGTTGCTTTCAAATTGATGTTTGGGCAACGGTAAACGAGTGTAAAAAACTATACAATAAGTTTGACGATATGTCAGAAGACGTACAATTGATCTTATGCAATATGATGTTTAATATGGGTAGACCAAGATTATCCAAATTTAAAAAAATGAATGAAGCTATAGCTAACGAAGATTGGTTGGAAGCTGCAACTCAGATGGAAGACTCAAGATGGCACAAACAAGTAACCAATAGAGCCAATCGTTTAATAAAACGAATGGAAGCTATTGGCGTTAAAGAACAGGTCGCTTAATTACTAAGCGTACCTAAACCTAAACGAGTTACTTTATTATCGTCCTTAAATCTTTCTTCATAATCTTTATCCACCCAAATAGAAATTTGTTGACGAATGTTACGTCTTTCATCGTCACAAATACGTTTTAGTTTATGATAAGTATCAGTATCTATACCAATTGACTTGAATTTTGTCGGATCTGCCATTATAGTAACTCCTATGTATTCTAATAATAAACGAATTATACCCAGAAAAGTTGGGAAACCCAACAAGTATTTTGCAAAAAAGACAGTTGCAATGGGATTAAAGTTTGATTCGAGGTGGGAAGCGGAGCGTTGGGGTCAGTTAAAAGCTATGGAACGAGCTGGTGTTGTTGACCAATTAGATAGACAAGTAACCTATTTATTAGAAATTAATGGACATAAAATATGTAAATACATTGCTGATTATACATATTTATTATTAGACGAAGATGGACTATCAAGATTTATTGTGGAAGACGCTAAAGGCGTTGTCACACCAGAGTTTAAGCTAAAGAAAAAACTCATGTTAGCCATACATGGGATAGATGTTTTGCTCTCTTTTAAAAATAAATGATAGAACAGGTATTGACTTTGTTGTAACTAGTGCTATATATAAGTTTCTAGTGTAAATAAAAAAGGAGGTCAATCATGGCAGAATTTACAGACTATTTTGAGATTAGTGAGGTAGAACTTATTAATTTTCGTAAGTCTCTTGAGAAAAAAATAGAGACTGACAAACAAGAACTAAAGATTATCAACGAAGCATTTGAGCAAAGGTTTGGTAATATTGCTCGTAATAGATTACGAGAACAAGGTAAGGACTTTGGTTCTACTAGTATTATGGTTACAAATAATATAAAACTTAATGCTACATTTAGAAAGAAAGTTGAGTGGGATCAAGTTGGTTTGATGACAGCTCTTGATACTATGGATCAACAGGATGCAAGGCATTATGGTAAAATAAGTGTTACTATAGAGGAAAGAAAGTATACTTCTGCTCCTCCAGCTATCAAAGCTAAATTAGAACCACATAGAACTGTGGAATTAGCAGGATTAACTTTTAAATTGGAGGAAGTGGAATAATGACTTTAAATATAATTACAGCAGAACAGCGAATGGCTGAGAAAAAAGGTCACAAGATCGTTGTGTGTGGTCAGAGTGGAGTGGGTAAAACCACTCTTGCTCGGACTTTAGATGCAGATACGACATTGTTCATGGATTTAGAGGCGGGAGATGCTGCTATTGAGGGATGGCCAATCGATGTCATTCGTCCTAAAACATGGTCAGAGTGTAGAGATTTTGCATGTTTCTTAGGTGGAGGAAATCCATCATTAACTGACGATCAAGCCTATAGCCAAGTGCATTACGATCATGTAGTGCAATCTTATGGCGACCCTTCCGAAATGATGAAAAAATATGAGACTATATTTGTTGACAGTATAACTGTGGCAGGTAGACTATGTTTCCAACATTGTATGGGTCAAGCAGAAAACCGAACTAGAAATGGTACTGTTGATACCCGTGCAGTATATGGTATGCAAGGTCGTGAGATGATGAATTGGCTCACACACTTACAGCATATCCGTGAAAAGAATGTTATCTTTGTAGGCATTCTTGACGAGAAAGTTGATGAATATGGACGTAAACTATTTGAGTTACAAATAGAAGGTTCAAAGACGGGTCGTGAATTACCAGGAATTGTTGATGAAGTTATCACAATGGCAGTTATGACAGGAGACGAGAGTACAGGCACATATCGTGCCTTTGTATGTCAGACGTTAAATGAGTGGGGTTATCCAGCAAAAGATAGATCGGGCAGACTCGATGTATTGGAAGAGCCACACTTAGGTAAACTGCTGACTAAAATGAGTGGTGGAAAGATTCAGTCAGAGAGACCTTTGACTTTTGTAAATCCATCTGAACAATCTAGCAAAGAAGGAGAAATCAATAATGCTTGACTTAAATCAAATAACCCCAGATGAGGGTAACGACTTCGCTTTAATTCCACACGGAACTATTGCTCGTGTAATCATGCACATTAAACCACAAATGGATGGTGTTTCTATCCCAGACTTAGCTAATGATTCTATCTTCAGACAATCAGCTACTACGTCAGCTAAATGGATTGAATGTGAATTTAATATCATTGGTGGTCAGTTTGACAAACGTAAAGTTTGGCATAACATATTTTTTGATGGCGATAAAAAGAACCCAAGTGGTGTTTCTATGTCCAGAGAAATAGGTTTGCAAAGTTTACGAAAAATTGTTGATAGTGCAAAAGGATTAGCTCCTTCAGATATGTCTCCAGAAGCTAATACTAAAAGACAAATATCTGGATTAGAAGCCTTAAATGGTATGGAGTTCTGTATCAAAGTTGCAGTTGAAAAAGGTACTAACGGTTATGATGACAAAAATAAAATGTTGTCACCTGTTACGGTTAATCAAGAAGGTTATATTGGTGGGGGCAATGCTCCGCAAGCACAAGCACCATCACAGCCATCTTCTCCTATTCAACCACAAGGGCAACAGCAACATTCTGGTGTTAAGCCTTCTTGGGCTTAATATAGGTTTTACGAATCTCTAGCGGCAAGATGACCTTCGTCTGCTAGAACTCGTTTGGGTAGCACGAGTGCCGTAAAGCTACCCATTTCATCTAGCAATGAAAGGAAATCCAATGAAAACATATGAACAAGCAAAAGAAGAGATGATTTTTCAAGTTAATAACTTGCAAGATGTTATTAAGTTATTAAGAGAGAATGCTTATTACGAAAAAATTTGTGGAAGTTGTAGCACTAAAATGCGTTTAAGAGTTAACGATTTTAGAGCCAATGAAAAAAAGTTTTGTAGTTCTACTTGCAGATCTAGGAATCAAAGACGTAAAAATGAGAGTAAATAATGATTCTTAGACCATACCAAAAGATAGCAGTTGACGATGCTTCTACTGCTCTTAATAAACATAAAAACACTATCGTTGTTGCACCAACGGGAGCGGGTAAAACTATTATGTTGTCCGCTTTAATCGGTAAGCGATATAAAAAGAACAACAAAGTATTAGTTATTCAACACAGAGACGAACTTGTCAGACAGAATGCAGAGAAGTTTTCTCGTGTTAATCCAAACATATCCACAAGTATAGTTGACGGATCAGAAAAGGATTGGTCTGGACAATCTATATTTAGTATGGTGCAGACGCTTTCAAGACCGAACAATTTAGATAATATGTGTAAATTTGACATGGTTGTGATTGATGAAAGCCATCATGCCATAGCTGAAACCTATCAAAGAATTATTAACAGGGTCAAAGAAGCGAACAATTCTGTAGAGATAGTTGGTTTTACAGCGACTCCTAATCGTGGAGATAAAAAAGGTTTAAAGACCGTATTTAATAATTGTTCGCATCAAATAGAAATAGGAACATTAATTCGTGAGGGTTTTCTTGTGCCACCAAAGACATTTGTTATTGATGTAGGTGTTACGGAAGACTTGCAAAATGTTCGTAAAAGCATATCTGACTTTGATATGGGCGAAGTTGAAAGGATTATGAACAAGCGAGCCATCAATGAAAAAGTTATAGATGAATGGAAAGACAAGGCTGGCGATAGAAAAACAGTTGTGTTTTGTTCTACAGTTGTCCATGCACAAGACGTTTGTGACGAGTATCGTAGATCAAATGTAAGAGCTGAACTTGTTACAGGAGAAACTCCGAGTGATGAAAGACAGAAAATACTACATGATTTAGAGCATGGTGATGTTCAAGTTGTTGTGAATGTAGCTGTTCTTACAGAAGGTTTTGATGCTCCACCTGTCAGTTGTATTGTGTTAACAAGACCATGTTCATACAAATCCACAATGGTTCAGATGATTGGTCGTGGATTACGAACAATAGATCCAGAAGAACATCCAAATGTTATTAAGAAAGATTGTGTGGTTTTAGACTTTGGAACTAGTGTACTTACACACGGATCGTTAGATGAAGGTGTAAATCTTGAAGGAGCTGAAGCTCAAAGATCAGGAGAAGCTCCTGTTAAAATATGCCCTAGTTGTCAGTCAGAAGTGCCATTGTCATCTCGTGAGTGTGCGATATGTGGACATGAATTTGGAGCGGAAGGCAAAGAAGCATTAGAAGACTTTGTTATGACAGAAGTTGATCTCATGGATAGATCGCCTTTCCGTTGGATTGATCTCTTTAATAATGGTCGTTGCATGTCCGCTAGTGGCTTTAATGGGTTTGGTATGGTCGCACACTTAGATGACATATCTGTAGCTGTTGTAAAACGAACTGGAGGCAAGTTGAGGGTGGTTAGTGTTGGTACTAAAGAACAAGCCATTGCATCGGCTGATGACTTTCTAAGAGAGATTGAAGACAGTGATGCTGCTAAGAAGGGCAAGAGGTGGCTGAATGAAGCTGTAACCCCTAAACAATCACAAGCCTTAAATCGTTTTGGTGTTTCAGTTAAAGCTGTTGATTTCAGTTGGAATAAATATAGA